TTTTTGAGTCCGTAGTACTTACACTATTAGATGGAATATAAACTCCTGTATGTGAAGCTAAATCTCCATCTGATTCTATTACACCTATTGTTTCGTTTTGTTGAATAGGATAAAAGAATAAAGGTTTACCTAAATTAGGACTTTGTTTAATGTCGGCGCTCCATCCCCATTGTAGATTAGTAAACGTATCTCCATTTATATCTTTTAGCTTTTCATATTTAAAATGCTCTAAAGGTATTGTAATGGTGTATGCTTGTCCTTCAAATTTATCCGATGCTCTATACTGTAAAGTACCCCATTCTTGGTTAAATAGTTCTTTATGGTTTTTAGCAAAAAAGTTATCGTGTCCATCGTATCTTAAATTAACTTGCTTATAAGGTAGTATTGAATCTACGCTTGATTCTGATTTGTCAAGATATTCTGTTATATCCCAAGTTGTTGTGCTACCTGCATAAAAGTTGTCTAATGTTTTTACTTCAATTACTCCTGCATCGTTTTGGAAGGAAGTAAGATTAAACATCTTAAATAACGATGTAATAAAGTCTATTACTTTTAAATCGGGTAATTGGTTGGCAGGTCTGAATTGTACATCTGTTAAAACCTCTGCACTTGCAGTAAAATATATATTAGGGTCGAATGTTCCATCTCTTTCTACATACATTTCTATATCATAGGTGCTTGGAATATCTGATTCAATAGCAAACGTATAACTACCATCCTCTAATACCAAATCTCTAATATCTGCCCATTCCCCTGTAGTTGTGTCTCTCGCTACGTTGTCATATCTTTCATACACTTCCCCATTTTTGTAAATAACAAAACTAAATTCATCTGCTACTGATGGAGTAATTGTAACATCTAAACGTCTTTCTTTTCTTCCTCTTGGTGTTCCTGCTATTTTTGCCGCAGGTGCTACAAAATAATTATCATATACATCAATAGTGTTTCCGTTTTCGTAACCAAGAGTAAAATCTCCCACAGGAGTTACATTACCCTCATCCTCAAACAATCCTCCTGTCTTATTGTGTAACCACAAATAAAGATTATAAAAAGGTTCGTTCGTTGTGTTAAAGAAATCACTACTAAAAGTTAATCCATATTGTTTCTCTATGGCTTTTAAAATAACGTATATTCTTATTGCAGGTTTAAGTTGAGATAGTTGTAATCCGTGTGTACTTCCTGCCTCGTATGCTATATTGTTTTGTGTATCGGTGTTGTCGTATGCGCTTCCTGTTGCTGAATCGTAAACTAACCTTTTGGTGTGTGTTATTAAAGGAAAGATAATGGCATCTGTATAAGTTGTATTTGAATGTGTAATATCTAACCCACTTTGCATATAGGTTTTAATATTGGCATCCGAATAGGTAAACTTAAAAGCATCGTCTTTAAGCATAGACAAGGCATCTAATTTATCTTCTCCTATAAGGTCTTTTAGATTTATACCATTACCAAAGAAAGTAAGATTGTAGGTGTGTGCTTTGTTGTCTTTTCTTGTAGCACCTTCAAGTTTTATTTTACCTTTCTTAAATAGTTTGTAGTTAAGATATATCTCTGCATCTTTCTTTTTCCTTGCATCAAATCCTATAATGTGGTAATCATAGAAATGCTTAAATATTTTGTTATTGGTTTTAGACGCAGGAACATTAAAAGAGCGTGAGAAGTCCGTAAATACTTTTTCAATATCCTTTACATCTTGTAAGGTTTGTGTTAGTGTTACAGATTCATCTTGGAATAAATCAACTTCCTGACCCTCTATGTATAATTGTAGGTTTAGCATTAACGTACATTATTTATCTTGTTAAACGCAAATTCAAAATCTATTGTGTAGTTTGCTAATTTGTCATTAACGCTTGTTTTTAATGTTAGTGATTTAGTTTTAGGTATAATAGGTAGTGTACTACTTCCTTGTTTTATCCAAACGTTTTCAGATAAAAATAACTCTTCTATTGCACTATTACTATCCTCATTTATAAATCCTGTATTTAGGCTTATGCTCTTTTTAGCGTTAGTGTTATATCTTTCTTGTTGACCTCCATATTTAGGATATGTAACAGTTGAGTTCTCTATTGTGTTTCGTTTAAATTGCTCATCGGTTACATTAAAAGATTCTATTGACTTTTTAAAGAACCAAAGGTCTTGATATGCCCCATACTTATTTACAAACGTTACTTTGTATGGTGTGTATTTAGGTTCACAAACATTATTTACACTAATTGTTTTTAATAGTGTAGTATCATCCGTATCATATACCTGAATAATACTGCTATCGGAAGGAATATCCACATATTGTATCTTTTGATTAGTGTTTCCGTTATCTGTAATTTGAGTATCTACTGTGTCAATCGTAACCTTTCCTACACCCTCTGCGAATATTGGTAACTTTCCTGCCGTTCCTTCGGGTAGATAAATGGTATTAGGAGTAAATAAAGCGTGTCTTTGCAATTCGGGGTTTATCTCATCCTCAAAGTATCCATATCCGTTTGTAGCAATATAGGTATTACTTACAGGAGAGCCATAAGTATAGACTTGGTCGTTTTCGTCTAATATAGTTGCGACAGTAGTAACCCAAAGCACTCTTGATAAATAATCATCGTTGAAAGTTAAATCTAAATAATCCCTTACAAGTTCTGCTATCTCAAATACTACATTGGTGTCTCCACTTAATATTTCTTTTTGTATTTGATATTTAAGGTCTGTATCAGCATAGCTTCCTGCCGTACCTTCATAAATATATATCTGTAAATCTACTGTCTTTATTGCCATCTCTAAATATTATCTATTCTTGTAAAAGTTCCGTTTATCCAATCTACATACCAAATCTCTGTAATGAATCCATTATCTTCTACCTTTAAATACCAATCAAATTCATTTTGTGCAGGAGTTTGTTGAAAATATTCTTTTGATTTAGTTACTCTTGTATATCTTGCAGTTAGAGAAGTAATGGTTGAGGATTTCCTTGTAAATACTCTTGGAGTTAAGGGAATATGTAAAGTACAAAAGGTTGTGTTAATGTTATTTTCCATAGTCGCGCTTTCTAAACTGACTTCTCCTATCGCTGAACTACTAAGAACTTGAAAGCTATTTTTTCCGTATGCTAAATAAGCACCCTCTACGCTTCTATAAGGGTCAGACCAATAAGTATAGTTGTAAGTAGGATAGGCAGCTTGTACTTGTGCGATAGTCATATACCTTTCCGACGTATTTGTCCACCACCATTTTTCTATACCACAAGTTAAAGCAGTTGCAGGTTGTGTCATAGTTACATCACAAGTAATATCAGTACCACTATTATCATATCCACTTGAAGGAGCAGCTATTGTATAAGTAACCGTTCTACTTGTGTTAGTAAATACTTGAGGAAATGATATTGGACTAAATCCTGTAATAGTTCCTTTATTTGCAGTTCCTACCGCTATAATTCCTGTACTCGTTATTGCTTGTCCTGTAAGTCCTGCCGTATCACAATCAAATTCGGGTAGAGCACTACTTACTTGATGATATAATTTAGAACATTCTACGATTGCTCCTGTATTTGAATATCCGTTAGGTACGGTAATATCAAAATATAAAGTCCACTCTATAAAAGACCCTGTATTATTCGCAGGAACACTTGTAATAGGTGTACCTCCACTTGACGTTTTTATATCTCCCACCACACCATTAGCAGTAGGTTTTAAAATACTACCATCTTGATTTACTATTCCTCCTGTTAAATAAGAATCATCACAAGTATAAGCGGTTGTAGCAGTAGTCGTTATTTGAATAGATTGTGTAGCGTTACAAGTTAAAGGGTCTCCATCGTTAGCTTCAATGTATAGGTTTTTAACTCCTGCTTTATTTTTAGATACTATCGTTAAATCACTACCATCTATTGTGTAGTCAAAATAGTCGGGATAGTTATTTGTGATTGTATAGTACGATATTGGGTCAACCCCTGCGGTAAAGTAAGAAGAAACGTCAATAGTAACCGTGTCTCCCCCTGTATCTAATGCTTGATTAGGAATACTTCCACTTGTTGTTACTCCTCCTGTACAAACAAAAGTAGGTTGTGTAGCCGTAGCAGTACAATCTATTGTGTCATCTAAAGCATTTGTAAATTCAGGTGGAATGCTAATAGTAAATGTAACCGTTCTTGATGTATCACTTCCTACGGTAGCAAATCTACCATCAGAGAAATCTCCATCAGAAGAAGTGTATGACAATATCGTTCCGTATTTAGGTGTTGGTTTTGTAACGTTACCAAATTGGTCAACGGAAAATCCTTGTAGGTCTATTAGCGCACAAGTTAATTCCACACTTGGAGGTGTAGGTTCTCCATAACTTGCATAAAACGGACTTCTTACATTTATTTTAGTACTCATTTTTTCATATTTTGTTTAGCAACAAAGCTTATAAAGTTTTCTAAATCCAATCCAAAAGCCTTTTGTAATACTTCCGGCATATTTTTATAGTATTTCTCAAATGGTTTCGTAAAGAATAAGCTAGGTTTTATTCCATTATTGTAGATACTTCTAGCAATTAAGAATTGTAAAGACTTTCTAGATATGAATCTTCCATCTTCCCCTCTAGGAGCAATTCCTCTTCTTACTATCCACTTGTCTAGCTTTCTAGGTGGAGGCATTTTATCTTTATAAGAGTAGGGTGTATTGTACTTCTTTTTGATACCACTTACCCCCCTATCGACAAAAGTTCCGTAGTTAGCCATCTCTATATTAAATTCTAGGCTATTTTCAGACGTTTTAACAGGGTTTCCCTTTATAGACTTATATAGAGTACCACTAGATGATTTTTTTTGTCTTATAAGGTTTTTTTTAGCCTCGTCAATAACTTGGTCTCTGAATACCTCTAATGCCTTTTGTAATTCTTGAAACTCTAGCATATGTATATATCATTGTGAATTATCACATCAAAGGTAGTTGCCCATCCGGCTATCTTATTTTCGAAACGGTCAACGAATGGTTCGCATATTGGACTCCCCTCAAGTTGATATTTATTTTGGTGTAAGTTTCCAGAACGTAGTTTTTCTACCAATCTATTGATTACCGCTAGTTGTGTATTCAATATATCTTGCTCGTTATCATTATCGACATATATGTCACTAGTTTCGTCTTTAGATTGGTCTACAATGTCCATAGTCATAACGGTTATATTGAAATTCAATATTCTCTCGTTTTGAGTAACTGAGTTTATCATTACGTGAGCTAAAGGGAATATGGTTTGCTTAGATAAGTCAACTTGTGTTATATCTCCATATGTCACAGTATTAATAGTATCATCTGCTATAAGCTCGTCACGTAGCTTGTCAGTAATTAAATAAAACCCTCTTGACCCCGTACTCATTTAAATTTGCTTTTTATTTGTTTCGCTTCCAAATCGTTTTTCTCTTTCTCAAAACACAATGCTAGTAGGCAAGTGTTTGCATTTAATTTTGTTATATCCTCAAATCTTGTAATGTCTCCCTTAGCAAGCGTATACACCGATTGATACCAACCCCACTTCCTTCCAAAGTTTTGTACCGCTCCAAGTCCGTTTGACTCGCTTCCTCCAAATATTTCGTCATAGCGTTCGACAAGTCTATCCCTAAATGATAAAAAAAAACCAAGCTACTTAATACGGCATCTAATGGAGTATGTTTCATAGCTTCGTGATATACATCTCCTCTATACTCTTCTATCAAATACTTGTCTCCACTCTTCTTTTTAATGGGTCTATACAATACGGCTATTGCTTTATGCATATTATTCCAATTACCTAAGTTTGTGTCAATATCTATATACTCCCCAAAGGTCATATCATCTAGCTTAGGTATGAATCCAAATTCGGTATCTCCAACTTGAAACGTTCTTACCAAATCCGGTTTTTGAGACAATAGCTCTTCAATTTTGTTTACGATTTTACGGACATCTTGTAAGCGTATTTTAAGACCATCCTCGTAATTTATACCACAAAAGATTTCAAGAGTCTTTAACATATAAAATACATCCGGATTCTTAGTCTCATCTTTCATTTGGTCGTATTGAGTAATCATCTCTAGATATTTAGAGTATTGTTGCAAACTCAATTCGCTTAATTTGGTAGGTATATTTACTTTCAATTCCATATGTATATAACGTTGATTATTTTTATTTGTGAATCTAATGTACAAAAAAAGGGTCAGCTTTCGCCAACCCCCAAATTAAACAAAACATTAATTAACTAAATCAATACTTTACTTGGTTACGCCACTCTGAGGCGTTCTCTAAGACTTTTAAAGAGTTTCCTACTATCCTACCGCACAACGGTACGCATTGGGTCGTTACAAGCGTTCCTGCTTTATATCTTTTACCTCTCAATACAATATCCTTATCTAAGTATCTTTGTACCCTCCCCTCATATCCGGTTTTACCTCTATCAGGTTCACTTACTAATTCACTCCCTATGTATTTTCTACCTATGAAGTAATCTATATGCCATCCTAAATGTTCGAATACGCTTTCCATTACAATTCTATTTTATCAAGTTCCTCTCTAATCGCAATCACTTCTTTAAGAATATCTTGCCGGTCGTAGTAGGTATGTGAGCGGTGTTCAATCTTAACTTCTAGAATACCTAGCTTAGCCATTATGCTTCCAATAGCCTTAGCACGCTCGTTACGTTTTTCGAAAGTTTCATCGTTTTCTAATAAATAAGTCATATCAATAGTTTTAATTAATTATACCGCAAGATAATAAAAAATACTTTATCAACAAATTTTTTTAATAAAAATCACTATCTAATGGCGTATTTACCGTAATTAGGGCGTGATAGCTTATTGTAAGTGGCGTATCTACAAGCGTCAATACTGTGATTATAAGCATCTACCGGAGTATTTAACACAACTCCATTCTTATCTTCTTTCCATTTGTAGTTACGAAATTCCTTTATAGTATTTGTGGATGCCTTAGTTACATACAATGTGTAACGCTTCAACATATCTA